GAGGGAATCCTAAATACATCTGCACAGACAATACAAAGTGCTATTGACATTAACAGAGCAGCCTGTATAGCTGCACAAACGCCTATGCCTACTGGCTATATCTCCAATTCTGGTGCTGACCTTGATCCTAAAGAAGTCCAAGGCTTGCTTGCATCTTGGCGCCAAAGCAGAATAAACAGATCGACTGCTTATTTGACTTCTACTCTAAGTTACAATGTTGCATCGTTCTCACCTAAAGAAATGATGTACAACGAGGCCATTCAAAATCTTGCTACTGAAATTGCCCGTCTATGCGGAGTGCCGCCTTATTATTTATCCGCTGATCAAAACACATCAATGAGTTATGCCAATATACAGGATGAGCGTAAGCAATTAGTTGCACTGTGCCTACAACCTTATATCTGTGCAATTGAGGACAGACTTAGTATGGATGATGTAAGCACTTCTGGACATTTTGTAAAATTTGCGTTAGACGACACATTCTTGCGCACTGAACCAATGGAAAGATTATTGGTGCTAGAAAAAATGCTTGCGCTAGGTTTAATCACTACAGAGCAAGCAATGGAAATGGAAGATTTATCTCCTAACGGAAGCGACACATACTAATGGATACTGTTTATATTGAAGCCACAATGATTGAGTGCAATGAAGAAAAGCGCGAAATAAGCGGCAAGATAGTGCCTTTTGGCATTGATGAAATTGGCAGCACTAATCTCGGAGCTTATGCTTTTGAGGTAGGTTCTATAGAAATTGCTGACCCATCAAAGATTAAACTACTGTCACAGCATGACATGAAAAAGCCTGTTGGTCGCATGGTCTCAGCAGAAGAAAAAGAAGATGGCATTTATGCGACATTTAAGTTAAGTCGCAGCCAAGCTGGTTCAGATGCCATGATTATGGCAAGCGAAGGACTAGTTGCAGGATTGAGCATAGGGGCAGAAATTACAGCCTCTAAGCCATCGCGCAATGGTTACACAATTGTTTCAGCAGCTAAGTTAAAAGAAGTTTCTCTAGTCACAGAGCCAGCCTTTAAGTCTGCTCAGGTATTAGAGATCGCGGCAGAGGAAGTAATCCCTGTTGATGTAATCCCAACTACAGAAAGCGAGACAGTCGTGGAAGAAACCACTACAGTTGAAGCACCATCAGTAGAAGCGTCAGCTGTTGAGGCTGCTCGTCCTACTGTCACAGCAATGTACTACACAACACCCCGTATTGAAATCACAGCAGCTAAGTACATGGAAAACAAAATTCAGGCAGCACTAGGATCAGAGACTGCTCGTCAATACATCCTTGCAGCTGACAACACAACAGATAACGCTGGTCTAGTACCTACACGCCAATTGGCAGAAGTTATCAATGGACTTGGCACAACAATCCGTCCTTCAATCGATGCAATTTCATCTGGCACACTTCCAGATGCAGGCATGACATTTGAAATTCCAAAAATCACAGCAATGCCAACTGTTGCGGTAACAGCAGAAGATGCAGCATTTTCTGATACAGACCAGAACAGCGCGTTCTTGAGCGTGGATGTTAAAAAATTCGCAGGCCAGCAAAAATTTTCTGTTGAGCTCTTGACTAGAACTTCGCCCCTTTTTTATGACGAGTTACTTCGTAACATGGTTGCAGCTAAGGCTAAAGCAGAAAATGCTTATGTAAATGGTTTGTTAATCTCAAACGCTTCACTAGATGCAACTACTACAGTTACATACCCAACAGCAGCAGAACTTATCGGAATTGTAGCTCGCGGTGCTGCATCTGTTTATGGAGCTACAGCAGGTCTTGCTAATCCATTTGCTCGTAACATGATTGTCTCTACAGGACAATGGTCAAACGCAATGTCACTCAATGACGCTGGACGACCAATTTACAACGCATCACAACCACAAAATGCAGGCGGCGTTGTAACTCCTACATCTCTAACAGGTAACATCGCAGGACTTGGGTTGTATGTTGATCCTACAAACGGCGGCGATGGAGATGGCACAATCTTGGTAGTAAATCCAGATGCTTACACATGGTATCAAGGACAGAGCTATCAACTTCGAGCAGAAGCAACTTCCGATGGTTCTATCACTGTCGGCATTTATTCATTTGGTGCATTGGCTGTAAAGATTGCAGCTGGAGCATTCAAAAATAACAAGGCGTAAGCCACACTAAGTCGCTCTGGGGAGTAGTAGCCCTCTACTCCCCAGAGTCTTTAGAAAGGAATCGCAATGGCAATTACGACAGTTGCAAGTCTGAGAAGCACTCTTGGAGTTGGCACATTGTATCCAGACGCGACCCTTCAATCTGTATGCGATGCATCAGATGCAGTCCTACTTCCAATGCTCTGGAATAACTATTCATTTAATTCTTCTCATAGCAACACAACAACTGAAGGCACACTTTATTTTGACATACTTATCAACGATATTTTTTATGTAGGGCAATTAGTTACAATCACTGGGAATGGCAATCCTCATGATGGAGTTAAGACACTCACTAATGTGTCAAATTATTCAATTACTTACACAGTAACTGGTACACCAATTGCTGCTGTTAAACATGCAGCAGTGCCTTTTGGTCAGGTAGCAGGTACAACCAATGTCACTTGGACTAATGACACGGCAGTTCAGAATGCATCTTTGATGATCGCTGTTGATATATGGCAGGCCAGAACCGCTTCCCTTTCAGGTTCTAACCTTGTCGATTTCCAGCCCTCACCTTATCGAATGAGCGCACAGCTACTCGCTAAGGTAAGAGGATTGATAGCGCACGCACTAGACCCAAGATCAATGGTTGGATAAATGCCAACACCAGCGATAACAACACTTAGAACTACTTTAGCAACTGCCCTAGTAGATAATTCACGTTGGCAGACTTTTGCATTTCCGCCTGCCACAGTATTAGCCAACTCAGTTATCGTTAGCCCAGATAACCCTTATCTGACTCCTAATAACAATTCACAAATTTCCATCAGTCCTTTTGCCAACTTTAAGCTCATTATAACAACCGCCTTATTCGATAACGAGGGTAATTTGAATGGCATAGAAGATTTTGTAGTTCGAGTGTTTAACCTTCTCGCTTCATCTTCTTTGACCTATAATGTAAGTGCAATTAGCGCACCTAGTGTTCTCAATGCTGCATCGGGAGACCTTCTCAGCTGCGAGATGTCCGTATCAATCCTAACAAGTTGGAGTTAATTATGTCCGATAACGACAAAGCAAACGCAGAATGGCTCGTGCGAATCGGTCAAACTGCAACAGCACCAAAACCAGTCACTAAGAAAGATGAGGAATAATCATGGCACAGGGAATAGTAAATAAGGTTGGATTTAAGGTTGGCACAACAGACCCTGCCTCAATCGATCTTAGCGCGTATGTAACAAGCTTCACATTAACTCGTTCTGTAGACCAAATTGAGACCACAGCAATGGGCGATACTGGCCATCGTTATGTGTCTGGGCTGGAAAATAATCAGCTAGTTGTAGAGCTAATCAATGATGATGCAGCAACTGCTGTACTACAGACAATGAACACACTATTTAAGTCAAACGCTTATTTCAAGTGTGCTCTTGATAAATCATCATCAGGATCAGCAGCCAATCCATTTTATACTGGCCTAATCTTGGTAGACTCAATTACTCCTATTGCGGGAGATGTCGCTAGTCTAGGAATGCAGTCTTTGACTTTCCAGGTCTCAGGTGCAATTACAGTGACAACTACAGGCACATTCTAATAAACTAAACAAAGGGGCAAATCATGGCACAGTTAAAAATCACATTCACAGATGGCAAAGTAGTGCAAGGGGAAATCACACCCCTCATCGAATACATATTCGAACAGCATTACAAGATGGGGTTTCACAAGGCCTTTCGTGAGGAAGAGCTCCAGACTCAAGTGTATTTTTTGTCTCATGAAGTTTGTAAGCGGCTAGGTGAGCCAGTTGATGCAAGGTTAGAGACTTTTATTGGCACTCTAAAAAGTGTTGAGGTATTGGACTCAGACCCTTTAGCTTAAAGCGAGATTTGCCTTTCACCTACCTGATTGCTCGGTTGAGCATAAGGTTGCAAATCCCGCCCCAGCAGTTACTTGAGTTAGACCCAATAATGCTCCAAGCCTTGTTGCAGGGTCTTAAAGATGAAGCGAAGGAGATAAGCGATGGCAGTAGAAGTAAAGGGCGTAATCGCACTTCGTAAGGCTCTTAATGCTTATGCTCCAGACTTGGCTAAAGAACTTACAGCTGAGATTACAAAGTCTTTGAAAGTTATTCAAAAGGATGCTAGAGGGTTTGTACCCAATAGAGCTCCAGGTGGTTTGTACAATTGGGATGATAATGCTTCCAACAAAGCTATTACTGCTAAGACTTCTATGTTTAGAACTTTTAATGTAGAGGGTCGCTTGCGCCCTTTTCCTCTGTACAACGCAACTGAAATTAAGCGCGGTATTGTGTATCGCACAGGTTATGGCAAGCCTAACTCTAAGGGCTTTCGCTCTCTCTTTCGCGTAAGAAATGTTACTGGAGCAGGCGCAATATATGAGACTGCTGGGCGCACTCACCCTAATGGAGATCCAAGAAGCAAATCTAATAATCCTAGAGCTGGTGCTAGATTCGTGCAGCAAGGGGCTATTTATGGTCGCAAGTCTAGTTCTGGAGATATGCGTGGTCGTGTGATATTTCGCGCTTGGGAACAGGATCAAGGAAAACAATTGGTTAATATCATGCAAGCCATTGAAAACGCTAGAGTCAATCTAAACAAGCGAGCAACTGTAAGTAACACAAAGGCATCAGCATGAGTAACATTCTTATTGAGATTCTTGCCGAATTTACAGGAAAGAAAGCATTTAAGCAGGCAGACACAGCGGCAGCAACACTAGCTAAATCAGCCAAGAAACTAGGGGCAACGCTAGGTATTGCCTTTAGTGCTAAAGCAGTTATTCAATATACAAAAGCAGCGGCCATTGCGGCTGCTCAAGATCAGAAGGCTCAGCGACTCTTAGCCATCAATTTACAAAATCTTGGCCTTGCTTACGCCAATTTAGATTCTGAAAAATTTATTGAAAACCTAGAAAGTCAATCAGCAATTTTAAAGGATGAGTTAAGACCAGCATACG